ATTTTCGTGCTTGATAAAAATGTTTGTAAAAATTACAGGTGTGACACGCTTGGAAACGGCAGGAGTATTTGTAATCGCACCATCCGTCTGTAAATAAAACGTCTCATATTCTGCCTCATTAAGCTCATTGTATACCGTCATTTTGTTGTAAGACGAATCAGATTTTTTGAAATTGAATTCTTTATCAAGGATGTTCGGTAAATCAGATTCGATGTAAAATACACCCTGCGATAAAACTGACACATCCGCCGTAATTTTCTTTTTCTGGACATCAATGCTAAATGTGACCACCACATTGTAATTAATTAGTGCTTTCTGCAAAATCTCATAAAGATTTCCTATATTCTCTTCCAGATCCATCAGCGCATTATATGTCTTCGAGGAGTATTTTACCTCAAAACCATATATGTTTTGTTCCGAATCAGGATTTGAAACGAAAGTGTCTGTGATGATTCCGGCAATCCATTGTTCGAGGCTTTGTGAGGAAAGCAGACTTCTGTTGTAATGTACGTTGACATCCAATTTTTCCAAAAATGGAGTAAATTCCAGCTCGTAATAAAATCCCATGTCAGTACATCCGTTTACGATTCCGACAATATTCAAATCTTTTGAAGTGATACGGACATAATCCCCTTTTGATGCGGTAATCTCCGGTATTTCCAGTTTGCTTTTTGAATACGAAATGTAATCGTACTCATATCCTTCTACATTCTGGAGTTGATATGAGGAGATATACTCAAAATGATCATTAAAAATTTCAATATTATACAGACTCATAAATAATTTTTCCCTCCGCAATCAGCGAAATCGCATTTTCTCCCTCATGTGCAAAACTGATTTTATTTGAACCAAAACCAAGCGTGACAAATCTGTCCGTGGAGAAATCACTGTTCTGATAAAGATTTTGAACAAATGTACCTGTGGAATCATATTCGGCAATTTCGAAAGGTATTTTCGTATTGTCAACAATTAATCTGTTCCCATCTTTTATCGTACAATTTACCTTGCCTACGCTTGCCACGACACCATTCAGATAGTGTGTCCATGATGGATTAGTACACGGACCGAGTATTGTGAGTTTTACGGCAGATTCTAAAACACTGTCACAGTCAAATTCAACCGCCCCCTGTGAGTAATCTGAATAGCGATAATTATAAGAATACGGATAAATTTTCCCGGCGACCATACTTCCATCATTTTCAGCACGAACGATTTTATAAAATGTGGATAATCCAAGCAATTTAATATTGCAGAATAATCCACCTGTTTCAAGCTCGCTTTTTTCAAGTTTATCAATGCTCACATCCATTAAAAAATTTCCGGCCGGAGTTATGTATTCCATCACAAGCGGTTTGTGCTGGATAAAAAGACAAAATTCTCTGTATTTTTCATAAGTTGCGAATTTAATCTGTCCGGATGGTTCTTTCTGCTTCATGTCGTCCTGAAGCTTAATAAAAATATTTCCAATCTGCTGATAATCAACATCGTATTCAAATCCGAGACCGTCTGGCTCTGTAAGAAAGGATTCTAAATCGTTCAGGTTCCATGTATTACCGATTGCATTTTTTAAACTAAATTCTCTTATCATTTCAGCTGATCTCCTAACATTCGGTCTATTTTTGCAGAAATTCCACTAAAATTTGCATTTGCGACAGCATTATCAATCGCTCTTTGTAATGCAGTATTAATCGTAGGCTGTCCGGCAGAAATACCATCCGCAACACCTTTCGCAATTGAATTTCCTGTTCCCTGAAAAACAATAGAGCTTCCATCATCCGTCATCCCGATTGATGTTTTCATCTGATCATAAATCTGATCGCACATATAAGCAGACGACACACGCATTTCTGGGCTTTTATCAACAAATGCATTGCTGATACTGTCCAGTCCGTCACTTGTGCTAGAAATCATCTGATTTACTGCGTCAGAATATCCGACGTTAATATCTCCCATCGTGTCAGCTAACGTCTGCCTCGCTTCCTCCATTTCTGCGAATGAATTCATGACTTCATCAAACGATTCCGTGGAATCCTCCGCTGCCGTGACCAATTCATGGAGATATCCAGCACCTTCTACGCCCATGTCCATGATAGATTGCACAATCGTTGAGAAGCTTCCAGTTGTATCTTCTTTCATCATCTGTGATGCTGTTTTCAAATCTTCCGAATACTGATTAAACGTATCTGTCTGACTTTGCAGATTTGCCGACATCTGCTGTACTGTCATATCTGATTTGCTTGATAATTCATCAAATAAAGATACCTGGCTGGAAATGGATGATAATGCCTCTTCACTTGCCATTCGATAAGCAGCATTTATCTCATCAAAGGAAGCCTTCACTTCCTCCGAAACCTCGTAGGTTTTAGAACCATATTCAATCGTATTTGCATTCGTGCTATTTACTGCATCAGATGCTTGATTCATGGATTCTTTATACTGATTGATCATATCGGTTGCGACTTCATAATCGCCCTGTAAATCATCCAGTATCGCTTGCGATTCTGTAATCTGATCGTCATATTCAGCAACAGCTTTTTGAGCTTCAGCAATTTCCTGATAAAGATCACCATAAGCCGGGATTGTACCTTCAATCATCCCCTGATTATATTCTTCCTGTTTTTCCGCAAGATCTGATTCCAGTTCTGCCTGTTCGGAGGTCGCTTTGTTTAAATTAATCTTAGCTTTCGTTATCTGCTTTATGATTTCAGCCTGCTCTTCTTGCGCTGCCTGTAATTCCAAGTATTCAGTCTGATTTTCAATCAAATCTTCTAGCTCTGAATTGTTCTGCTCCAGATACCCGGTCTGTTCATTTATGGAGAGGTTCATGTCTGGCAGAAGTTCATTTAACTGGGCAACGATCGAAACCATTTCAGCCTTGTCCTGATTGCTTAATTTTTCTTTTCCATTAAGGTCAATAAGCTGTGATTTCAGCGAACTGATGGTTGCAACAGTAGCTTCCGTTTCACTATTAGAAGCTTTTCTTGCTTCGATTTCTTCGTGCAAAGAATCAATATTTTTCTGCTGCTCCTCCACTGCTGCCTTTGTGTTCTCAACATATTCGTTCTGATGATCGAGTAATGCTGTTATTGCTACAGTCAGTCCAATGACAGCCGTTGTACATAAGACAATCGGGTTTGCGTTCATTACGGCATTGAATGCGATCATTCCAACTTTTGCAACAGCTAATCCGGTTGCAAAAGTCCCGATTCCAACTGAAAGTGCTGCAATTGCATCAACCACTTCTGGGTTTTCCCTTACAAAATCTATCGCCCATTCCGTGACGTCTGTACCTGCAGAATAAAGTCGTTCCATTTCAGGCTGTAATTCGTCACCGATTGCGATTTTTAAATTCTGCATAGAAACCTTCATTTTTTTAGAAGCAAATTCCGATGTATCAGCCATCTTGTCAAAAGCTTTCTGTGTAGCCCCGGTAGAATTTTTTACAGAATCAAGATTCTGTTCAAATTCTTTCAATCCCCTGTTTACAATTGCATTTGCCGCTTTTCCGGCTTCCTGACTGCCCCACAGGTTCATCATTGCTTCTGCATTTCCGTCCACGCTTTCAGATAATATATTCAATACCTGACCGAGATTGTAGCCAGACTGCATCAATTCACCGAAGGACTTTCCGGTTTTTTCTGTGATAATTCCGGCAACATCAGAACCAGCGTCACCAAGCTCGGAGAACATCGAAGCCATGTATGTGGTTGATTCTTCTGCGGAAATACCGGATTTTGTCAAAGCGATATATCCAGATTCCAGATTATAAATGTCAATGGAATAAGCCGATGCCGTGGCGATCGCTTTACCCATGGAAGAAGCTAGGCTATTAATTGTTAAAACACCTAAGTTCTGTGTCTGGATCAGGGAATCTGAAATTCCAGATAATTCATCAGCGGAAATATTATAAGCATTCATTGTCGTTGTCAGTACCGACAAAGCACTGGATGTATTCGTAAATCCTGCGGTTGCCAGCTTTGCCGCATCTGACGTGACACCAACAGCCTTTGCAGTATCAACAGATGCAGAAATTGCGTCATAAGATACATCAGAGATATCCGAAGCGGCAACACCAAGCTCTGTTGATGCGCTTAAAATCTGGTCTCTCAATTCCCCCATGGAAACAGCATTCGTGTCCGCAATTGTTGATAACTTTGCGGTTGCAGTTTCAAATTGTTGAGAAGCCTCTACACATTCCATTAATGCATCTTTGACTTTTTCGACACCCTGCACGATTCCGGTTGCTACAAGTGCATCGGAAAGATTGTTGATTGCATTCTCAGATTTTTCACCAAATTTTTTTGATTCTTCCCCTGCCTCTTTCGTTCTGTGACCAAATTCGTCAATGGATGTCGCGCATGAATCCGCGGATTGTTCCGCTTCCTTCATGTATTTATCTGTATTCTGCAATTCAGTAGACATTGCATTCAGATCAGCATTCGCATTATTCAAATTGACCTGAAACTGACTGATAACCTGTCCAGATTTCTCGTATCCCTGTTCTGCAACAGTAAGCTTTTCTTTTAATTCATCAATGACTTTTTTCTGATTTTCCAGAGCTTCCGAGGAAACCTCTGTCGAATCCTTCATGTCTTTGAATTCATTTTCAGCAGAAGCAAGCTTTTCTTTAAGCTCCTCAACCTTTTTAGCATAATCTGCTTCGGTATCTTTTGCTTTCTGTAATTGATTCGCATAGAGTTCTACCTTCTTTTTCTGCGCATCAATCTGCTTTTCCAGAACTTCATGTTTTTTCGTTAATGCTTCAAGCGAATTCTGGCTTTCCTTAAATTCACTGCTGCACAACTTCATTTCAGAACGGAGTTCTTTCTGTTCCTGTGTTATATTTCTTAAGGCGGCTCTGTATTCGGACTCCCCTTCGAGAACGATACGACCGCCGATTGTTCCTTTTGACGCCATAAATCCCCCTTATAAATCCATAAGAGATCCTGTTGATTCTGTTTCTTCTTTTTTCAGAGGCACGTACCTCTGGCTCATTTCAAAATCATGCACTGTTTTATAAATTTCAAAAAAATCCTGCCATTTTCCATAGTACATATGTTCGACTTCTTTTTTCGTGAAACCGAACCGCATTCCAATTAATAAAACCCAAGTAAAGTTGATGATCGTATCAGCTTCGCTGTCACTATCGCTCTCCACTTGGGTTTTTATTTTTTTGTTTCAAAGCACCTTGCAAGCTCTTTGTGCATGATTTCTGAAAGCTTCAAATACGAGAGCTGGATGGATCTGATTATTTCTTTATCTTCCAGATACTTAAAATCTGTATTTTTCTGCTCCGCTTCAATTTCGAGTCCTTCATTTACCATCAAAGGAAGTCCGAAGTTAATCGCCTTAATGGACGGCTCAACGTGTTTTAAAATAATCTGTCCTTTATCGTCCCTCTTATCCGTACCATCTGGATTTTTTTCCGCTGCAAGACCAATCAAGGCCATTTCAAAAAGCCTCACGCTTCCGAACTCCTCCTGAATCTGCTGCAACACGAGATTATCGCATTTGATTGGGTATTTTTCTTTTCCAACTTCAATATATGTTAATTTGTCCATGCTTC